TCTACATTCTCAAGAATTCCAAGCTCTTGTAGTTCGATGAACCAAGCAATCGTAGTTGCCTTTGCAAGCATTGGAGTTACGATATTTTGACCCGCAGAGAAAACAGCGTTGTCGTCTGCAAGTTTATGTCTTGGGTATGTAACAAGCATCTTTTGATTGAATGTGATTCTCACATAAGAAGCAGTTAATGCAGTTTGTGAATCTAACCAAGAAGCGTCTGCCTGATTTAGAGTGTTCTTCTGGTAGTTCGTAATTCCACGATTAATTCTTACGGCACCGGAATCATCAACGAAATGAGTTGCAACACCGTCATACATTAAAGTGTTACGCTCTGAGAATAAACGTTGATCTTCTGAGTAATCCGCAAGAATGCCGACCAATTGTAGACCCTGCCAAGGTAGAGCAACGTCATTGGTTGCAGAACGTGCAGCCTGTCCCATATATGCAGCAGCCCAAGCGTGTTCTGGACTATACATATTTAAGCCCGCATCCATTGTAGTATTATGCTGACTGTTTCGCCCGTTTCCGTATGTGCTAAGATCACCAACAGTTCCGCCTTTAGCATTGAAACCATGACCTTCTAACTGAACCATTGCGTCTTGACGATTGCTTAATTCAGCATCGAACAAGTCCATGTTTGCGTCATCGGTGTAAGGCATCAAGATGAAGTCGAAACGATCATCTGGAATAGCTGCAAGGGCGTTTGTAATGTCAGGATTACCTGAACCAGTTACAGTATCAGCAACGCTCAATGAAACGTTAGTAGGGAACTTTTCAGACCCGCCACGCTCTGGAGAACGATAATTGAAGCTAACGTTTAGTGAATCAGTCCACTCACCGCCAAGCTTTGCCGTTAAATTGATTTTTGAAACAGAAACAACCGCAGCATCGAAGAGTAAATCTGTGTCCTCGGTAACCGCAGCAGCAAAACTTGTTGCAATAGTTCCGGCAGAATCACCTGCAGCTACAGAAATCATTTTTCTGCGTCCTCCGATATATGCAAATAATGTTCCCGCCTCGGCTGTTCCGCCAAGAGAAACAGAAACTTGTTTTACTGCTTTTGTTCCCGAATCAGGAATTGCAACAACATGAGTTTCGATATTCTTATTGTTCTGATTCCAGTAGTCATACATATCTGCCAGAATAGAACCTACTCCGCCAAGCTCTTTTGCTTGATCGGTGCTTGAGCATAGCGCAATTGAGTTATCGCCAAGAGTTCCCGCAGAAGTCTTTTGACCGATAATTAACGCCTTGCGTTGGATTTGTTGCAACCCTCGCAAACTTCTGGTGCTGTCAAATTCCATGAACGCACCGGGATTGCGATTTGTCGCATCTACTTGATTAAATGAGATAGACATTTATTCCCTCCTTGATTTATGATGTATTAAGCTCTTTTTGAAAGAGGCTTTCGTTTTAGTTCGATAAGATCACCGAACTTAATGTATCGGCTGACCTCTTTCGTTAAATTTACTTCTTCACCGTTAGAATCATAGGGCTTGTATTGCTCCTGTTGTGATTTTCTAACAAGCGTGTTCTTTTTTGGCTTTACAAATACTCTTTTCATGTATCCCTCTATTTTTCTTTATACGACCTTCTTGCTTTTGTTCAAGTTATTTCTAATTAAGGGGTTTGAACTGTGGTTTCAAATCCTAAAACCGGAGCGTCATCTGTAAAGTGTGTTGGTTCGATTGTGCCCGCTACAGTAATTAAGTCGTCAAGCGTTTCTGGATTGTGTGTTCCGATTCCTTGGTCACAATTAGAAGCTGAGAAACTATGATCGAATGAGAATTTGTGAAAGTATCTTTCGGAGTCAACTAGGTGAACGGCATCCGATGTAAATTTTAATTCTGTCGCTACATATCCAAGGTCGTCATCTCGCTCAATGTCGAGATTCCAATACATCAACATTAACAAAAGAGTTTTGCGTATATCGTGAACTTGCTCTTGAGCATCAAGCCCGGTAAGATCGTTATTCTTTTTATTATCGAGTAAAACGTAAATATCAAGAACCTCTACAACGGTTTGCATCGTCAAGGGTGCATTTCTATCAGTATCAACAGAAGCAGAACTTCCGCCATAAGAAATATAAATTGAAGGAAAGCTAGGCTTATGATCGCCACGAATAGCTCTTTCCAGTTCGGCAACTCCGAAAACTCTGACCGGGCTTCCCCATGTTCCTGTTGGTAGCTTTTCACGAAGTCTTTTGATGATGGGTTTTAGTTTCATCTTGCCTTATTTTGAGCAATTTTAAATGAACGTCCAACCGTTTTTTCTACATTGCTGTTCATTTTTGGTAATTCTTTTTTAAGACTAGGTTCAAGAAATGGTCTTGGCTGCATAAATCTAGTTCCTTCTTCAAGGAATTTGCCATGATTTACAGTTGACCCGACCTCTATATTCAAGAAATCTTGCTGCTTGACTCGAATGCTTCTTACAAGTGAGCCTCTGTCGGTCTTTGGATATTCACCGGGTGCCGACCTTCTTCCACGCTTTGCGCTTCTTCCTCGACCTCTTTTATATTCTTTCCCTGTCCTGTTGCCTGTTTGAATTTCTTTTTTTGCAGTTGCATCGATCTTGAATGCAGATTGCAAAAGGAGCTTGTCGAGACTTAGCAAGGTGTTTGTGCTTGCTTTTTCTAGGAACTTTGAAGTGTTCCCTTCAATCTCAACTTTAATATTTGTCGCCATTAATCGTCAAAACTTGTTTCTTCTCCCATCTCTGAAAGCTCGAAATGAATAAATCTTTTTCTCTCGTCATATATCTGAGCTGATAGAATGCGAAATAAGCGTCCACAATACACTAAATGGTCATTTTCTCCCATAGTGTCATACTTGGAGTTGAATCTAATTATTGCCGTGTGTGTAGTGCTTTCTAGTAGGTTTCTTACAGAGTAGTATGATTGACCAGATATAGAAACAAGATCGCCCCAAACNGCAGCAACAAACTTATAAGTTGTAGTGTTGTCATAATTACCTGTAGGGTCATCAGATTGTTTCTTTAAAGTCAACCTATGCCGTAGTCTGCCGATCTTTTGAAACTTAGCCATGATTAAGCGGTGTAAATAATTTCAGAACCCAATAGAGCTAAAACCTCGCCATGAACTAAATCACTCGCAGTTCCTACGACTACAGCCTCTCTATTTTCATACCAATGAAGAACTAACATGTTGATTGCGTCCTTTATTGCTCTAGGCGTTTCTGTAGCTCCTACAGAATATTCTATCACCATAGAATCGTAAGTGCGGAAACTAGCCCCGCTAATATCAAGNACCAAGCGATTATTGAAAACNTCATAATCTGNCCCGCTTACAAATGTAGTTTCTACATTGTCGGGATCATAACCCTTTACGCTAGTAACAGAATCAACATCGAAAACCTCAAGCTGCATGCACTTTTCAATTTCTGCACGATCTAGCGTCAAGCTCCACGTTTGCGACTCATAACGCCTCTTAGTGTAAGATTCGCAATATTGCCTTGCAGATGTAATTAGCTTTTTGAGTAGATTGTTGTCCTCGTCACACTCAATTCTGCAAAAATTCTTTGCCTCATTTAAGCTGACAGCTTCTTTTGTTGGTGCTGTAACTAAAGTTTTTCTCATTTTCAATCCCTATTTACAAAGAAAGGGTGAGCGATAAAACCACTCACCCTGTCCAAGATAGAACTAATAAGTCCCAAATTTTTGCTTACGGGTTGCGATCTGTCGCAAGTGAAGCACGAAGGTTTGCAAGCTCGGCAATTGCAGAGCAGTACCCGCCAGATGTTACGTTTGCAGTAACGATTTTCAAACGAGCATAACGCTTGTTTTTAATCAAACCGAAAGTGAACAAGTCACCCGCAGTTGGGTTTGTTACTTCGTTGTATTTATCTCCTAGAACTTCAGTTGCAGCAACTAAAGTTTCAGTTCCCATTCCTGAATCGTCATCCTCGAAGATTTGGAATGTGTAATCACCGTCAGTAATAGCACCCGCAGAAACACGGAAAGAAACGCTTGAAGCTTCTGCTGTGTCAATTGTTGCTCCTACAGTTGTAGTGTCTGTGGTGATTTCTTGAGGATTAAGGGCGGTTAAGCCCTTAACTGTATTGTGTAGATTTTCCATTGTATAAATCTCCTACCTATTATGCTTTAACTTTTAAAAGCTTGATTGCTTGGAAGTGCTGAACTCCACCGCCTACACGCTTAGTTGTGTAGTATTTTATGAATCCGCTTTCTGTGTAAGGGTCACGAAGAACACGAACACCTTGACGATCAAGAATCTTGTAACCTCTACGGAAGTCACCGAATGCAATTGATAATGCGCTCCCTGCGATATCTGGCATATCTGTAGCGATTGTTACAGGATATCCAAGAAGAAGAGAAGCGATTCCGCCTTGATTGTCTGGCTGCCACAAATACTGATCGTTTTGATCTTTAAGCTTACGAAGAGCAGTTCTTGTTCCTCG